CGCTGCCGGCACCGGTGAGGGTGACGGTGTTGGCGTTGTCCAGTTTGCTGATCAGGTACACATACCCCGCCGATGTCGCGGCCAGCGGAAGGGTCAGGGCGAACGCGCCGCCAGTGGCGCTGACGGTGATCAGGCTGGCGGTGAAATCCAATGTTGCGACGGCGGTGATAGCCCGCTTGCCCAGGCTCAGTCCCGCGGAAGCGGCGAGGCCCGTGACGTTCGCCTGCCCGACGTTGATGCTGCCGTCGCCGGCACGCATAACGATGGAGTTGGCGGCATAGGCGTCATTGAACGGCACGGCGGTGGCGAGGGTTGCGATAGTTCCGGCAGACATTTCAGTTTCCTTTTCGAAATCCCAAACCTCAAAAATTTTTCAAGCGCCTTTAAGTTTGAGATGCCACCCGCCTGCGTCCTGGGCGACGATCTCGACAATCACGTATGCCTTGGGCGCGTCGCCCAGATTCCAGGCAACCGTGATCGTGTCGGCGTTGCGGGCGGGCTTGGCGGGAATCCCAACCCTGGAGTCGGCGCTCACGTTGATCGTTACGCTCTTTGTCGCAATGCGCTCGCCGCCGTTGGCCACAAGCGGATCGCGGATCACCAGGACCTGCACGCTGCGGGGGGTTCCGCCCGCCGGCGTGTAGACCGCCGGCTCGCCGAAGAAATCGACGTCGGTCAGCGTGACCAGGTCATCGGAAAAGGTGGAATCGAGAATTCCCATGGCATGCACATCCGGCAGGAATCGAACCTGCAACCTCCGCACTCGGGCACAACGGGAGAAGTGACCGCCGGCGGCGCTCTTGCCAGTTGAGCTACGGACGCGGCTTCAGGAGATCCGGGAACGCCGGGCGACGACATCCTTGCGATGTTCGTCGATCTCGGCGTCGGTGGGCAGCTCCTTAAGATCGGTGATGAACGCGCCATTGAAAAGGACGCTCGTTGCCTGAACCGTCGCCGTGCTGCCGTTGGGCAGCACGTACCGGGTTTTCTGGGAAAGCGCGGATTTCATGGTCGCGTTGGTATGAAGCCCGCGCGGAGGCCGGATCGGTTTTGTCGCGGATTCTTCAACGGTGGATTCAGTCTCGGGCATGTTCACTCCAAAAAAGAAAAGGGATCCCCCCCTTGTCCCGCTCAGCGGCATCAGGTGACGTTGGAGAACAGGAAGCCGGCCAGCGGGTTGATGATGTATTCCTGGACATCATGCCGGCAGCGGATGATGTCCGCCCGCACCGGTTCGTCTCGGTAGGATTCCATCGACCCGCCAACCGTCGAGCCGTCGCCGCCCCAGTGGAAGGTGCGGGCAAGGCATGGCTCCTGGATGTCATCGGTGCGAGCCACGTAGGCAAGCATCGCGTAAGAATCGCTCCAGACGGCTGCCAGCGAAGCGGCCTGGCCTTCGTTGGCGCTGTTGTACTGAGCGCCAGCGATCACGACTTCCTCAATGCCAAAGGCCTGCGCCATGGCAGACACGGTGATCTTTTCCGTGTTCGGATCCTGTAGGCCGGAATATTTGATCCGGCTGATCAGGTCCGCGTTCTGCTGAAGATTCAAATACTCGTGGTAGTTGATGATCAGGGTGTTGGCCTGCAGGCCGGAGTTGTCGTACAGCTTCTTCTTGCCGGCCGACACATCGGCGATCGGTGTGCTGGCGGCGAAGTTGCTCCAGGCAGCGGCCAGCGCGGCGGTGAGGTTGGCGCCGGTCCAGACGGCCGGGTTGTAGATCGCGTTGGCGGAGCGGATCTCATAGTTGCGCAGCACGGCATCGCGGGCGCGGGACGCGGCGAGCTGCTCGGCGACGAAGTAAGAGCCATAGAGGTTCTTGTCGCGGTCATCGACCTTTTCCTCCGCGCCGTATTCGGTTGTGGCATAGTTCGCGGTGCCGAATTCCCAGTCCTGGCGGCTGTAACCGCCGCGGCTGGTGCGGGTGGTGTTGCGGGTCTGCAGGAGCTGCTCGATCTTGATTTTGCCGAACGGGCCGCTTTGCTTGTCGACCTCGATAACCGGCATGACCTTGGGGGCGATAAAGCCCTTCTGGCTCATGGCCAGATCGAAGAGCATGAGCGAAGCGCCAAGTTCGGGGCGGAGGGTGGCTAGACTGCTACTGGGGGTTGGCATGGAAGGTGTCCTTGTTCAAGTGGTTGAGGACACCGTGGGCTGCGGTGAGGGCGTTGGATTAAAATTGTGGCCGCCGCTGCCCGAGCGGTTCGTCAAAGCGGTTCGAGGCCGCTTTCAGGCCACAAATACGGGTGAAGTCAAAGGGGGGCCGGCGTCGACCATCGCCGCCGCCGGCGAGACTGCGGTGTCGGTTCAGGCCGCGATGCGATCGACGTTCAGCACGTCGAGGCGGACGATGTTGGCGGCGCTGGCGACAGACCAGGTGGCGGTGAGCTTGATGGTCTCGGCGATCGTGCTGTCCAGAGCCGCGCTCTCAAACAGGAATGGCAACGCGGTTGCGGTGCCGGGGGTTCCATCGCCCAGCACCCCGGTGGCGACGATGGTGCCGGCTGCGGTGATCGTGCGCACGACCACTTCGGCGTCGAAGTACACAATGTCGTTGGCTGCGTTGTTCACCGCTCCGGTTGCGGCGATGGCATTGCCGCCGACGTAGAGCTTGACGTTGAGAGTGTTGGTCGAGTTGTGCCCGGTCACGGTCAGCGCCGCCTTGATCTTCAGGCGGTCGCCCACCTGCAGGAGGTTCGCCGGCAGGGCGACCTGCTGCACGAACGCGGTTTCGGCGGTGAGGTTGGTGACCGTGTCGGTAGTGCCGACCGCGGTGTAGATCTTGCCGCCGTTGGCGACTTCCGAGCTTTCCAGCAGCTCGATGAAATCACCCTGGGCTGAGGCCGACCACAGGTTAATGCCCACGGGCACGCCGTTGGGTGTTGCCGTCACCTGACCGTTGGCGTCGGGATACACCCTCGCTCCCCAGGCAATCGGCCCGCTGGCCACGGCCGGCCGGGTGCCGAACGCTTTCAGGAGAACATCGACGGGAGTGCCGGCTCCGAAGGAGGCGGCGGTGAGCACGCCGATCGCGATGTCGGCTGGGCCCGCCGCGGTCACGGTGTTGGCCGTGGCGGACAATTTCACGCGGGTGCCGCGGGGATATGCTCCGTCGACTGAAAAGGTGCGGTGAATGGTTTCGTAATACTGAGACATATTGTGTTCTCGGTTGTTGATGTCGAGCCGCCGGGCGACGGCTTCGGTGGGGCAGTGGATCGATGCTCGTCAGAAATGACGAGGCGAGGATTATTTGGCTGCGCGCTTGCCGACCGCGGCCAGATAAGCGGCGTAGACCGCCGGCTGCTCTTTGACCACCTGCGCGATGGCGCGGTTGGCGGGCATGCCGTTCTTGACCAGGCCCTTCCAGGCAGCCTCGAAGGTGCCGATCGGATCGACGATCGCTTTGCCGTCGGCACCGGCGTCCAGATGGTTCGCGGCGGGATTTCCGGGTACCGGCTGGGCAACGCCGGCGAACGGCTGATGCAGGCTGATCGCGGCAGCGGTGGCCGTTGCGGGACGGGCGGCAAGTTCGGCTTGGAGCACATCGCATAGATCGGCCTTGGCCGCGGTGACATCGTGCCCCTTGGCGAACTGCTCGGCGGCGAATTTCTCGCGGCCGGGGAACGCGGCCATCAGGCCGGCCAGACTTTGCCGATTCTCGGCGATCGCCTGAGCCTTGGCGGCCGCCGCGCCCTGGCCAATGACCGCCGTGACGGCGGGATCGGAAGGATTGGCAGCCGCGAAGGCCTTGAATTGTTCAGAGGTCATTTGATAGGACTCCGTAATAGCGGCCTGCATCGCGGCTTCGAACGAAGCGATTTCGTCGACCAGCCCCAGTGCCTTGGCCTTTTCGCCGACGTGGACACGCCCGTCAGCCATGGCGCGGACGCGATCTGGAGTCAATTTGCGACCTCGCGCCACGTCCGCGACGAAGAGGTCGTTTTGGTCATTCAGTTGGCGCTTCACTTCCGCCAGCACATCGGGTGTGACAGGCACGCCGTCGGTCCCCATTCCCTTGGCCGTGGTGACGCCTGCGGGCACGTCTGAGGTCACGACGTGGACGGAAACGCCTTCTTGCTTGAATTGCTCGCTGGTGTCTTCCAGGACGGCCATGGCTCCGATGCAGCCGACCATGCCGCTGGCGTTGGAGTAGACTTTTCGGCACTGGCTCGCCGCCCAATATGCCCCGCTGGCGCAGAGGTCGGAGCAATAGGCGTAACACGGTTTGATCGCGTCGAGCGCGCGGATATCCGCGCCGAGTTCGGAGGTGCCGGCGACGGTGCCCCCCGGACTGTCGATATAGAGCATCACCGCGTTGACTCTGGGGTCGGCCGCGGCGGCGCGGATTGCCCGCCGCAGCGGGATCGTGGCGCAGCCGCCGACGAACTGCTGGAACGAGGTCGGATACTTCGTCATCGGCCCCTGCAACGACAGAACGGCCACGCCGTCAATCACCGCATAAGGCGCTGGATCAGACGCCTCTGAAGGCCCGAGATCCTCCTCCATCGAATCGTCATTTCCCCCGCCGTCGTCTGCTCGGCGTTTGCCTGGTGTTTCCGGACTGAGGGTTGGCAATGGACCCGAGGGAGCTCCATCGGCCCGGAGATTGGCCCGGCTCGCTGCCAGCGCGACAAGATCGATCGACTTGCAGATCTTCACGATCTCGCGGAAGCGGCTGGGCTCGACCGCCCAGTTGCCGAAGATAGACTGCGGCCGGGTGCAGCCGGTGGGAGTCATTGCCGCGGCGATTTTGGTTCGTTTGCTCATTGGTTTAATTTCAGGGAAAGGAAACGCGCACCAGCCGGCAATCAGGTCGCAGTTCGAATTGCAACGGCATGCCCACGCGATCCGATTCTTTCTTTAGCTCGCGAGCGACGCCGGCATCCACAAAGCAGAAGCCCACCCCGTTCAACTGCTGGATGGACTTTTCCCCCGGCGTCAGCCGCCTGGGGGAAAAACAATTGAGCAGCTTGCGGACCGGGTGGATCATTCGTCCGTCTCCGGCGCGGCCGTTGTCTCCTCGTCGTCTCCGTCCGTGATCGAATCCGGATCTGCCTTTGGCGTCCTGGTCGATCGCTCAGGCACCTGCTCATCCGGAGCGTTCGCCTGGGCAAAGCCCTGGGCAATGACCGCCCCGGAGGGCGTGAAGAATTGATCGCGGGTTAGCCCGCTCTTGGCGCATTCAATCTGCAATTTCATGGAGAGCTGTTTCGCCCTGGCCCGGCTGGCGGAAACATCGGCGAAGGTTCGGCCATGCTGCAGGCAGATCGATTCTTCTGAATTGAATCCGGCATCGACCTCCATCATCGCGGCCTGAATTTCCTTGACCGGATCGATCCAGGCCCATCCCGGCGCGATCCAGCGATGTTTGAGATAGCCGGCGGGAAGCCCGCGGCTCGCATCCGCCCGCAGTGATTTGGGAGGCGAGAGAATCCCGTCGCGCACCCACTTCTCGACCCGCCAGCGATAGATCGGTGCCATCACCTGATTGATGAACAACTGCTGAGCGGCGCGGAAGCTGGCGTAGGCCTGAAGGAGCGAAGCGCGGGCGCTGCTGTACGTGGTCCGAGAGAAGTCGAGAAACACCAGCTCCAAAGGCAGGCCCATGGTGATGCCGGTGAAGCGGATCAGCGAAGCGATGAAGTCGGGAAAATTCTGCGTCGGCTGATTTGGCCTCAACTGCTCGATTGCCTCGCCGGGGTTCAGATAGCGCACCATCCCCGGTTCCATGCTCTCTATCTTCTGCGGGTTGGCTTTGGCGTTCAGTTGCGTGGCCAGGTTGCCAACGATCTTGCCGCCATCCATCTTGCGGACGATCAGCCCCTGGCAGGCGGCGATTCTCGCGGCGACAACCGTCGCCTCGGTGTATCCGTCGATCTGATCGAAGAGCCGCTCAACCTGCGAGAAGCACGGTTCGCCGCGGACCTGCGTGAAGCTCTTGCGCCGGGCATAGAAGACGAAATCCTTCGCCGGCACCGGCGTGGCTTCCATCTGCACACCGGTCAGCGCCAGGCCAAGCACGTAGTAGGCGGTGGGCCGCATGTCCTGATTGAATTGAATGCCATGCGCGATGCGCTTGGCCAGGTCATAGCCGCCGTTCATCGTGTCGATCAGGTCACCCTCGATCGTCTGCACGAACGCCTGGTTGTGCCCGCGGTCAACCAGGGCGAGCCCCATGTCGCCGTCGCGCAAAAAGGAGCGGTGTGAGAGCCGTTCGATTTCCGGGCCGGAGAACATGCCGGCGAGATCCGCCGTATCCCACCACGCTGGCCAGACTTCCCTGAGCTGCTCATCCGTCTTCTCGTCGCCGGTTGTGGGGTCGTTACGCATGCCGTGGCCGATGACGTTCTCGGTGGCGCGATCCAGCATGCCGGTGGCCAGCGCGTATTCGCGATCGAGTTGCCGCGACCGATCCCGGAGCCTTGTCAGTCTCCATCGGTTCAGCGGCGCGTTGACGCCCTTATATGCGCGGGACATCGGCCAGCCGCTGTCCAGCCGGCCTTGGGTGGATCCGGAGTACATCGAGCCGCTGGCCTGAGACTCAGGCAGTCCTCCGGCGCCGCTGCGTCCGCCATCGCCATCTTTGTTGAGGCGCCGATAGTCGCGAGGAAAGTTGCGGGTGTCCTGCGCCGGGGGCTCGGTGATCTTCTCGATGCCGGCAATCACGGCGCGGTCATAAGCACGCTGCGCACCTGCTCGCGGTGAAACCGCGGAGATGACCCGCTCCAGGAGCGGTTGTTTTTTCGTTTGAATTGCCACTTTATTTTTCAGGTCGGATCGTCGAAGACAACCACGCTCACATTGCCGGATTGGCCGCTGAGCAAATTCGCATCATCCTGGATGCGCTGTTCAAGCCGGGCGATCGTCTTCCAGATGTCCTTGGTGGACGGGAACGTGATGCTTCTGCCCTGGATGCTGCGCGTGGTGCCGGCGGCTCCGTTGGCTAATGCCCAGCGATAGATGATCAGCAGCTCGCTATCGAGGTAGGTCTGAAGTTGTGCAGCGTTGATGCTCATTTCGTTACCACGGCCTCAGCGGCCATTTCGATTGCTCGTCTCTCTCGGGGCCGGCTTCCTCAGGCGATTGTTGCGGTTCTTCACTGCCCAAGGCGCAGTCGATCGCCGCGGCACACTGGTATACTTCGCAGTCCCAGTAGTGATTCGGAGCGCCCGAACTCTTGGGCTTCCATTCCTGTTTCTTTGTGCGGGGGTCTATGACCAGATGCTCGCTGGCCATCTGCGAGCAGTAGGTGTCATCCGCCGCGGCGTCCACGCCCCACCTGGTGGCATCGCTGTCATTGACGAGGCGGGACAAAAGGTTTTTGCAGTAAAACGTGTCGATGATCCACAGGATCAGGCCGTGTTCCTTCTGCTCGCTCTTGTTGATCGGCCAGCCGAGTTCCCGGCTGGAGCCCTTGATGGGCTTGACTCTCGCCGGGTCAGTCAACGCGTATTGGTAGACCTCATTCGTTCGCGTCGCGCCGGTGTCGGCATTCTTGCCGCCACCGGAGTCGATCAATTGCAACGACACCGGCACGCGGTCCTTCGTGCCGGCCAGAGGATATTCTTTGTCCAGCGACCATGCTTTTAATTCTTCGAACGTCGAGCAGATCCCGGCGTCGACTCGCTGTGAGCGGTATTGGTAACCCCACGCCCTTGTGACGTAATAAAAGTGATCCTTCTGGGTGTCGACCGTGCAGATGAGGATCTTTGCCCAGGCCGGTACGATCTTGGGCGGCGGTCCCTTGGCGGCCTTGGACCGCACCATCGACGCCTCCATCTTGCCGATCTGGATCTCAAAGGGCTCGCCCAGCCGCGAGTTGCGGAACGTCATCGTCGCCGCCATGTCCCCCTCGGCGCGGATGAACTGGGCGGCGATTTCAGCCCACGTCCACCACGGGGAATACAGCGAGGAAATGTGAAACCCGACCCGCTTGGATCGCGGCCGGATTCCCACCACCGAGCCATCGGTTTCGACCGACTGCCCCTCGCTCACCCACACGCCGCGGTCGAGCATGCGAGGTTTCTGATGCTCCTTGATCGCGGCGTGGCAATGCAGGCACTCATAGTGGGCCAGCTTGCGCGATTCGATTTCGTCGGCCCGCTTGATCTTGTCGGTAAGGTCCAGCTTGGGCCACTTCACCTGGGGAAAAACCAGTTGCTGATATTTTCCGCACAACGGGCATGGCACCTGGTAATGCCGGCGATCGCCGCACTTCTCCCATTCTTTCCAGATCGCGCCTTCCCGCGTCGTCGGGGTGGACGTGATGTAGTGTCGCTTGCGATGCCGGAATGTTCCGGTTCGTTCCTTGGCGAGGCTGATCGGATCGGATTCGCGGCCGGCGAAGGGCACGAACTTGTCGACCTCGTCCAGTCGCACGTACCTGCAGGTTTTGGATCCCAACGATTGCGGGGATCCAGACCAGCCGGTAAACACCGACATCGTGTCGAGCTTGATTTCGCTCAAGGTATTGTCGTGCGGCCGCGATCTCCGGTGTGCCGCCAGACGGGGTGTGGCCAGTAAGATCGGCTGCACCCGTTTTTCAATCTCTTCCTCCGCCGCCGGCTCGGTGGGCATGACGGTGAGGCAATCCCCCGGGTCCACGTCGATCCAGTAGCCCAGCACGATCTGTCCGGCGGTGGTGCCGCCGACACGGGCCGGCTTCACGAAAACAACGTCTTCTACGCCCGGCTCGACAAAGGCATCAACGATCCCGCGAAGATAAGGCGTGCGGGAAAAGTGAAACTTGCCCGGCTCGGCGTTGCCTTCTCGAGGTAAATAAAAATGCCGCTCGGCCCATTCACTGGGCGGGAGCTTTTCCGGCGGCTTCCAAGCGATCTCCAACGCGCTGCGCAGCTGAACTGAGTTCATTCAGAATTTCGGTGATGCGATCATCAATGACCGCCTGGCGTTCTGCCTCGTCCCGGCCTTCCAGCATCGAGGCGATCGCCGCCCCCAGTCCCATCAGCTTGTTTCTCGCCATGGTGACGTGGTCAAGGATCCACTGGCGCACGCCCTGCACTTCGATCAGCTCGGATTCCTTGAGCAGGCACTCGCGGCGGTATTTCCTCGCTAGCCAGTAGTGCTTGTCCCCGCCAAGTTCCGCCGGCACGGGAGGCTTCTCTTCCGCCGGCCGTCCGGGCGTTGTTTTGCGTTTGGTTTCGCTGAGCCAATTCTGCACTTCTCCGTCGTTAAGAAAATACCTCTGCTTCCGCCGCGAGGCCGGGCACTTCTCGGCGATCCAGGCCCGGACGGTTTTGTCATGGACGTCGAAAATCTCCGCGATCTCCGCCGTCGATTGCTCGCGAGCAATCGCCTTCTGCGGGGCCGGCGATTTAACCCCGGTCGTGAGCCGTTTGCCCCCCTTCCGGCTCACTGGCGCGGCCCCCGCGTGCCGAGGGAGGGAATATTTAGAATCGCGTCTCATTCGTATCCGAGAAACGGCAGTCGCAGACCCGCGTGCGGGGTGCCCCCCGGAAAGGACCCGCCAGGGGGGGTGGGGCCACGACAGGTTGGCCGACCGTCTCGCCGCCCGCCGCGTCGACCCTCGCCGATCGCGGCGAGGCTGGCCAGCTCACATGCCGGCCCACAGCGCGTTGATACTGGTGCAGTTGCCGATCGCCAGGTCGACCTCGAGCAACGCCGCGCCCTTGGGATCGACCGCAACTAATCCCATCGTGCCATCGGCACCAGGCGAGATGATTTCATTCGCGCTGGTGAACGCGGTCGCCGCGGTAATGGCCGACACGAGCTTGTTGGTTTCCCCGATCGCCGTGTTGGCGATGCCAACCTGTGTGCCGAGCGTAAGGTTCAGAGTCAGCAGCGCACTGGGTATCCAGAGCGAACCATCCTGCGTCTGCCTCCATGCGGTGATGCGGGCGGTTGCGGTCTGTCCACTGGTGCCGACGCCGAAGAATGCGAACAGTGCCAGGTCGAACGCCGCGCCGACGCTGTCCATCAACGGGTTGATGATGCCGCTGCCGCGCGGCGCTGAGGCTTGCGGCACTGGCACGGTGATCGTGTTGGCCAGAACGTTGGCGGCGTAGAGCGTGTTGAAATTCGAGATGAGCGTTTCACGAGCATTTGCCATTCTAAAAGCTCCTGTCTCTAAGCTTCGGCGCAACGAATGCTTTCGCCGTCCCCGCGACTCCCAGATTGCTTGTGCCGCTCAATACCTTGTTGGGGGGTGCAACGGCAGAGGAAGTGACGGCATACAGAAAACTATAGCCAGAATCGAAGCTCACACGATCGTTGTACGTCCCCTGTCCTATCGCGGTTCCAGCTCCGTTGTCGTTGATGACGACTGGGCCGTTGTAGGTGCCTCCGGTCGTGTAGGATGCCCCTGAAAGATACACGGTGTTGTTGAACGTCCCATTCCGGAGTTCCAACCCACTGGTGATGTTCACCACACCGTTGTACGTGCCGTCTTCGAAGTTAGTTGAAGCTGAATTTGTGGTGAACGTGCAATTGAACGTCACGCCATAGAGCGTAATTCCATCATTGTCCACAAAGTCTATGGCGTTGTAGGTGCCCCCATAAAGTCCGATCGCATTTGTGGGGTAAATATGATCGCAGATCAGAGACCCGGTGTTTGCATCTGTTCCGAGCCAGGCGGTGTCGCCGACAGCGGGTACTCGACCGGCGGGAAGCTCGGTGTCAACCCCGAGGCCGGTGGCGATATCCCAGTTGGCGACGTTGCTCAGATCTTCGTCAAGAAAACCAGTGAACAATAAATCCGCCATGGCTCACAATCCTTTCGCCGTCACCAATGATTGCACATAGGCTTGGATGGCAGTCAGGATTGCGGCAAGCTGGGTGTTGGGCGGCGTCAACGCTGCGTCCGAGGCCGCCTGTGCGTACAGGTCTGAGACGCATATCAACATCTGTGCCGGACCAATCGCCAACGGGTTCGTCCCGTCGGGGTTGGCTCGGTACGCCTGCACCTTTACCATCGCACCGCCGGTCACACCAGCCGAAGTCAATTTCAGAGACGTGTGCAGCTCATACCCGATCAGATCGGGGCTGTTCGGAGCCGCGAGTCCGGGGATGGTGGTGGTCTTGGTTGAAGAGATCGGCATCAGAATCCTTTGTTTTTGCTCATTTGATCCAACGACCCGCCAAGGCCCAGGCGATCGCAGAACAGACAATGCCGATCACCCAGCGGGCGGTGCGCACCTCAAATCGAAGGGCATCCACCCGGCGCACCAGACCTTTTTTCTCATCGCCGTCGCCATTGATGGTGAGGTCGATCTTGTCGAGGACGATTCGCTGTTCACGCAGCTCGTCGAGAATGATCTTGGCGGCGGTGTCGGTCATGTCGTTAGGAAAAAAGCCGGCGACGACAGGAGCGACGTTGCCGGCCTTGCGAAGGAGGGGATCGGGAACAGATTACGATTTCGCCGGCGGCGGAGCCAGCCTGGTCGGCACGGTGGATGTGGCAGCCTTTTTGGCAACGGCCTTTCCGAATTCCGCGCCGACGAAGGCCAGCCCCAGCGTGCCGACGTGGTAGGTTGTCTTGATTGCGACACCCGCCGTTGATTTCACCATCTGCCAGCCCACCGACAAAATATCAGTCAGCACGGAGAAGATCGGGCCATAGCCGGCGGTCTGGCCGACGAATGTCAGGATCGCCACGACCGCGCCGATCACGATCAGGATGAGAAGGATGACGCCGATTTTTTTTTGGCGATCAGAGAAGAAGCCGGCTTTTTCTTTTTGAAGCTGCTTGTCCACCACGGCGGTCAAGTTGGCGGCGCTGGCGGCGTCGCTCTTGATCGCCGCGGTGGCGGTGCCGATCGGCGCCAGCGATTGCGCGGCCGCGCCAAGCTCGGTGTGCGCCACCGCCAGGCTGGTCGAGGTCTGCGGCGGATTGTTCGGCTGCGCGATCGCGCCAGTCACGGCCTGATCGGCATTGGCGATGTGCGTCTGCGCCGACTGCGTGGCGGCTTCGATTTTCTGGGCTTGGCTGATCGAGTGATCGCGAATGGTCGCGGCCTGTTTGGTCGCGGTGACGCTGCAGCCCGGTGAAAAGATCACCAGCACGGGAATCAAAAACAGGGCAAGCGCGGTCAGGTGTTTGAGCATAACGAGCCTAGCGTGAGTGAGAATAACTTTCGGCCTGGTGGGATCGGTTCGGGCAAACCGGCTCGAACGAACCGCTGACGGATGCGCCGCTCTCGCCCGCTGACCGCG